ATTCTGCGTCAGTTGGTTGATGCAGGTACTCTGTCGAACCTGCCGGGTGGCTTGAAGACTCGTGGTATGCGAGTCAAGGGTGACGATACCCCGATTTCTCCGGGTGAGTTTAGAGACGTAGATGTACCGAGCGGTGCGATACGCGACAACATCTTACCGCTGCCGTACAAGGAGCCATCACAAGTTTTGGCCGGGTTGATGAATCAAATCATCGATGAAGGCCGTAGGTTTGCCAGCGCGGCTGATCTCAAGATCAGCGACATGTCTGCCCAATCCCCCGTTGGCACGACGCTGGCTATTTTAGAGCGTACCCTGAAGATCATGTCTGCGATTCAGGCGCGTATTCACTACTCGATGCACGAAGAGTTCCGTCTGTTAAAGGACATTATTCGTGACTTCACACCAGATGAATACAGCTACGAGCCAGTAGACGGCACACGACGTGCGAAGCAGAGCGACTACGATCAGGTCGATGTTGTACCTGTTAGTGATCCGAATGCAGCGACCATGTCGCAGAAGGTTGTGCAGTATCAGGCGGTATTCCAGTTGGCTCAAAGCGCACCGCAGTTGTATGACATGCCGATGTTGCACCGTCAGATGGTTGAGGTCTTGGGCATTAAGAACGCAAACAAGTTAATCCCAACGGATGACGACACTCGCCCGCGCGACCCTGTAACTGAGAACCAGAACATTCTGATGGGTAAACCTGTCAAAGCGTTCTTGTATCAGGACCACCAAGCGCATATCGCAGTTCACATGGGTGCTATGCAAGACCCTAAGATTCAGGAAATTCTGAGTCAAAACCCACAAGTTCAGATGCTGCAAGCAGCGATGATGGCGCACATCAACGAGCACGTCGGTTACGAGTATCGCAAGCAGATGGAGGCGAACATGGGCCTCACACTGCCGAACTACGAGGAAGACGACGACGTAATGATCCCGAAAGAGATCGAGGTAGAAGTGTCTCAACGTGCGGCTCAAGCTACACAACAGCTTGTACAGCAGCACATGGCTGAAGCTCAACAACAGCAGGCTCAGCAACAGATGCAAGACCCGATTATCCAGATGCAGATGCAAGAGTTGCAGATCAAGCAGGCAGAAGTTCAGCGCAAGATTGCTAAAGATCAGCTTGATGCGGCAGCTAAAGAGAAGCAGATGGCGATTGAAATGGAGCGTATCAACGCTCAGAAAGAAATCGCTGGGGCAAACATGGCGGTCAAAACACATGCTGACCGTATGAAGCTAGACCGTACACAAGAAACCGAGGGTTTCCGTATGGCAATGAACGTGCAACAGCAGCGTATGAATCAGCAAAAATCCACTCCCCCACAAAAAGGGAAAGCTAAATGAACGTAATCGAAGCAGCTTTGAAAGAACTCAGAGACCGTCGGGAACAACTGTCCGACGGTCTAGCCAACAGCGCGGCTAGAACCTTTGAGGAATACAAATTTATCTGCGGTGAAATCCGAGGTCTCACCACAGTTGAGACGTACCTTATAGACCTCGCAAAACGAATGGAGCAATTTGATGACTGAACTCGCCATCGCTACAGACAGCGGTGAAGTATCCACCCTGCCACAAACAGCAGAAGAAAAGGCGACACAACTGCCGAATCCTTCTGGCTACCACATTCTGGTAGCTATTCCTGAGATCGAGAACAAATACGAGAGCGGGATTATTAAGGCAGACTCAACGATGCACTATGAGGAAGTCCTTAGTACGGTCTTTTTTGTCGTGAAGTTGGGGCCAGACGCCTATAAAGGTGAACGGTTCCAATCAGGCCCGTGGTGCAAAGAGGGTGATTTTGTCCTCGCGCGCCCGAACAGCGGCACACGTTTGAAGATTCATGGTCGGGAGTTCCGCCTGATTAATGATGACTCAGTCGAGGCTGTTGTAGACGATCCACGCGGCATTTCACGAGCATAAGGAGACTATATGGATAAGAACGAGTACAAGTTCCCCGACGAGATAGACGAGACGAAAGCTTCAGCCCAAGAGGATGGGGATGAAGACGAGTTTGTTGTCGAGATCGAGGACGATACCCCGGAAGAAGACCGTGGTAAGGAACCCCTCCCCAAAGACATTATTAACTCACTGGAGACACCCGAAGAAGGTGGGGAGTACCCAGAAGAAGTAGTTAGTAAATTTAAACAGTACAAAAAGGCTTGGCACGATGAGCGCCGGGAGAAGGAAAAGGCTTACCGTGAGCAAGAAGAAGCTCTACGGATCGCCCAAGGTATCCTAGAGGAGAATAAGCGCCTCAAAGCTACCCTGTCTTCTGGTGAGCAGGAGTACATTGCTACGGTCAAAGCGGCGGCTGAAACCGAGGTGGAGGTAGCTAAGCGGAACTACCGCGAGGCTTACGACTCGGGCGATGCTGAGAAGTTAGTTGACGCACAGCAAGCCTTAATGGACGCGTCTTTGAAGTTGGATCGCACAAGAAACTTTAAACCCACTTTACAAGACGAAGAAACTGAGGTACAACTGCCGCAAAGATCGCAAGCTGACAACAAACCACAGCCTGTTGACCCGAAATTCGCGGACTGGCAGCGCCGTAACTCCAATTGGTTCCAAAAGGACGAGGAGATGACGGACGCAGCGATGGGACTGCATAAGAAGTTATATCGTGAGTACGGCCAAGAATATATTGGTACTGACGAATACTACGAGCGTATCGACAAAACGATCCGCAAACGGTTCCCTGAAGCCTTTAATGATACGTCTGAGCCACAGAAGCCTCAGAAAAGTAAACCGAGTACGGTCGTAGCTTCAGCTAGGCGGAGCACGGCTCCGAAACAGGTCAAACTAACGTCCACACAAGCAGCGTTAGCTAAGAAGTTTAAATTGACCCCGGAGCAATATGCTCGTGAAGTCCTTAAATTACAGGAGAACTGATAATGGCTGAAAATAGACTTACTCGTGAACTAGAGAACCGTGCGCAACAGGAACGCCCTAAGCAGTGGGCACCTGCGGAAACTTTACCGGAGCCAGATAAACAGCCCGGCTTTGCGTACAGATGGGTTCGTGTTTCGACGTTGGATAAGGCTGATCCTCGCAACTTGTCAGGCAAGCTTCGTGAGGGTTGGGAACCTGTGAAAATCTCGGAACAGCCAAAGTTTCAACTGCTAATCGACCCCAATAGTCGCTTCAAGGACAACATTGAGATCGGTGGGCTAGTGTTATGCAAGACGCCTGAAGAGTTTGTAAAGCAGCGTAATACTTATTACGCAGACCAGACTCAAGCCCAGACGACTGCAATCGACAATAGCTTTATGCGAGAGAACGATGCGCGGATGCCACTCTTTGCGGAGCGGAAATCTTCAACATCGTTTGGTAAAGGTTAACCTTTTAAAATTTTTGGAGCTTAATTATGGCTTATCCTACTGTAAGTGCCCCTTACGGCCTACAGCCAATTAATCTGATTGGTGGTCAGGTCTTCGCAGGCGCAACTCGTCAGTTGCCTATTACTGCTACCCCCGGTAACGGTGGTGGTTCGATTAACTACAACACCCCTATCTATTATGGTGATGTGGTTCAGTTGAGCCAAGCAAATAGCACAATCATCATCTCGACTCTAGATACGGACGCAACTCCGGTTGCTGGTGTCGTTGGTGTATTCCTCGGCTGTACTTATACCAACCCTGTGACTAAGCAAAAGACCTTCAGCCAGTTTTGGCCCGGTTTTGCGTCTGGCGTGACAGATGCGTATGCGTACGTTGCGGATGATCCCGACCAGCTTTACAAAGCTGTTTCGGTTGGCAACACCATTAATACCACTGGTCTGGTTATCAGCGCCGTGTCTCAAGTCGTTGTGGGCAATAACGCCACTCTGATTCTGAACTCGCCTAATACCCTTTCTGGTAATTCAAAGACTGGTGTGTTTGCCAATGCGGTAAGCACTTCCCTGCCACTGCGAGTAGTTGATGGTGTTCCTGACACTGCAACCGCAAACGGTTACACCGAACTGATTGTCAAGTTTAACTTTGGCTATCATTCGTACAACAACGCCACTGGCGTGGCTTAAGGAGTAAATAATGGCTATTTCACGCGCACAACTACTGAAAGAGCTTCTCCCCGGCTTGAACGCCCTGTTCGGTCTGGAGTATGCTCGTTACGGCGAAGAGCACAAGGAAATCTACGAAACTGAGACTTCCGAGCGTTCCTTCGAAGAAGAAACCAAGCTGTCTGGCTTCTCGGCTGCTCCAGTCAAGAACGAAGGCTCTGCGATTGCTTATGACAATGCGCAGGAAGCTTGGACTGCTCGATACAACCACGAAACCATTGCTCTGGGTTTCTCGCTGACCGAAGAGGCCATCGAAGATAACCTGTATGACAGCCTGTCGGCTCGTTATACCAAGGCTCTGGCTCGTGCTATGTCGTACACCAAGCAAGTCAAGGCGGCTAACGTCCTGAACAACGGTTTCTCGTCGTCCTATCCGGGCGGTGACAATGTCTCCCTGTTCAACGCAAACCACCCACTCGTCTCTGGCGGCACTAACTCGAACATCCCTTCGACTCCTGCTGACTTGAACGAAACCTCGCTGGAAAACGCTGTGATTCAAATCGCTGCGTGGACTGACGAACGTAGCCTGCTGATCGCAGCTAAGCCACGTAAACTGATCGTCCCACCTGCTCTTCAGTTCGTTGCTACTCGTCTGTTGGAAACCGAACTCCGCGTCGGCACTAACGATAACGACATCAACGCTCTGAAGAACAACGGCTCGATCCCAGAAGGCTATACGATCAACCACTTCCTGACCGACCCGAACGCATGGTTCCTGACCACTGATGTTCCAAACGGCATGAAGCACTTTGTTCGTAGCCCACTGGCTAACTCGATGGACGGCGATTTCGATACCGGTAACGTACGTTACAAGGCTCGTGAGCGTTATTCCTTCGGTTGGTCTGATCCGTTGGGCATGTACGGCTCGCAAGGCGCGTAATAAAAAGGGGGGCTTTACGGCCCCCCTTTTTTGGTATATAAAGTAGTGAAATTCCGGGGGTATTCCCGGCGCTTACGAACAGGCCCCCCGCCTGACGACATGCAGATCGTTCGCGCTTAACTCGCATGTGAGGACAACTCAAATGGCACTTTCTACCACCCAGAGTATTTGGCGTTCGGGCGGCGGCGATCAGACTCGCACCGCATATTGTGGCTCCGGCGTAATGGCTGCTGAGTTCTACATTGCTGATGCTTCCCCAGCTACCGCTGGCACTAACGTCGCTATTTCTTCGGCTTCTGGCGCTCCCGCTCTGATTCTTCCGGCTGGCGCAGTTATCCTGTCCGTGGTGATTACTGACGCTGGCACAGGCACCTGTGACCTTGGCGCTACCGGCTACAACTCCGGCACTGCTGACAACAACTTCTTTGCCTCTGGCTTGGCTGTTTCAGCATTGGGCGTTATCACTTCTGGTTTGACCTTTGCACCATCGACTGAACTGTCGTATGTGACCGTTACCGACAATACTTCGGGCGCTGGCACTGTTGCTGGCTACATCACTTACTTCGTTGTCGATCCGCTGGTTGGTCAGCAAAACGTCTAAGTAAAGGAGCATCATCATGATGCAAACAGACGTTAAATCGGCGCAGGTAACTTCGACCAACACTGCGTATGCTGATACGACCCGTGTAAAAGCGGTGACTGTTAGCTACGCTAGTGGCGGTACGGTTGTCTTAAAAGACGGCGGCTCGGGCGGTACCACGCGGTTCTCGTTCACGGCACCAGCAGCGGCGGGATCAGAGCACATCCTGTTCCCCGGTGAGGGCATCAAGTTCAATACTGATGTCCACGCTACACTGTCGTCCGCGACTATTGTGGTGTTCTATGGCTAATTACGGAAAAGTTTCTTCCGTAACTCAGAGAGGCTTGTACGAGCCGTTTGAGTTGCAAGTCTCGCGTGGGCAAATTGCCTTTCACCGCAATGTGACGGTGTTTGGTTTTAACTCTGATGTAGACTCAACTCAAGTAACCGTCTGGCCTTTGCCTAGCCTGATTACTTTTCCTGCGGCTGCTTTGCAGATGACTGTCAGTTCAACAAGTGCGAACGATACAAGCAATGGCACCGGTGCGCGTTCCGTTGTTGTGCAGGGTTTGGACGCCAACTACAACGAAGTGTCAGAAACTGTTGTCTTGAATGGTCAAACGGCTGTGACGATGGCTACGTCGATGCTTCGGATTAACTATGCTTATGTGTTAACGGTGGGTTCTGGAAATAGCGCAGCCGGTGACATTTACATCGGCACAGGTACCGTAACTGCTGGCGTTCCTGCGACCACATACGACATCATCAAGTTTGACTACAACACCACGATCACGGGTAGTTGGACGGTACCTGCTGGATACACCGCATATGTCTCTCAGGGGCTATTCTCTTCTGGTCAAGCAGGTGGTTCCAACCAAGTGCAGGGACGGCTTTTGACCCGTGGTACCGACAACATTCGTCGTACTGCCGCAGTCACAAGCATTAACAATGGTGTAGCGAATTACGTGTTTGAGTACCCATTAGCTATTCCAGAAAAGACCACACTTGAGGCAACAGCGATTGGTAGTTCTAACAACAACGCTGTTTCTTCGCTGTTTATTTTGCTACTAGTAGCTAATAGTTACGACGCCGGGCATACTTAATTATGGCTAAGTCTCCAGCATGGCAGAGAAAAGAGGGCAAGTCCGAGAAGGGCGGCTTGAACGCCAAGGGAAGAGCCTCTGCGAAAGCGCAAGGCATGAACTTGAAAGCTCCCCAGCCGGAAGGCGGAAAGCGCAAGGACTCTTTTTGCGCCCGTATGTCAGGGATGAAAAAGAAATTAACGTCGGCGAAGACGGCAAATGACCCGAACAGCCGGATTAACAAATCTTTGAGAGCTTGGAAGTGCTGAGCATGGAAATGACATATGTTTGGACTGGGGCTTTAACGCTGTTTACCGGTCTTTTTGCTTACATAGCGCATGAAAAGTTCTCTGAACTTGCGCGGATTACGATCTTGTTGAACAAGACTCGTGAGGAGATCGCTCGTGATAATGTCACTAAAGCAGAAGTTGAACGGATTACTGACCACATTGATCAACGCTTTAATCGGCTTGAAGCAAAAATTGATCAGCTTATTGGGCAAAAATCATGAAAAAGGTTAAAAAGTTTGGTCGCGGCGGCGACATTATCACCGGCTTAGGCGCTGTTCTTGTTGGTAAAGCCCTGTACGACAAGTACAAAGAAGGTAAAGGCAGCGACAAGGACGACTACGCTAGTAGAGTTAAAGAATATAACGCTAAGAACAAACCTGCTGAAGATAATAAGCCGGAAGAAGCCATTTCTATCGCTAAAAAAGAACCTAGCGCCGGTGAAAAGCGCGCAGCGCAACAATCAAAAGACCCTAGGTCGTTGTTGGTGCCTGAAGACGCAGATAAGAATGCGCTGTACGAATCCGACAAAGCACTTGTAAGAGCGGGGGATAACAAACGTAAACCCGTGGCTAAACCAAAACTTAAAAAAGATCAGGCTGGTTCTGGAGGAAGTACTTCAGAACCTGCGGTAAAAGATATTGCCCCCCCTGTTTCTCCGGCGGTTAAGAAAGCTCCATCCGCGCATCAAAACTTTCTATCCAGCAGAGGCATTACTACGCCCGGCGACCCAAATAAAAAAGGGGATACGTCTAAAGGCCGATCAGCCAACCCTATTCAGGGCACAATCGATAGCGCCGATAAGAGCGTAGTTCGTACGCCACAGCAGAAGATGGCAGAAGGTGCACGAGAAGTAGAACGCCGCCGTCAAGCAGAAAAGAAGAAAAAAGACGATGAGGCTTACATGAAAGGCGCACTTAAAAAAGGCGGCGCGGTCAAGAAGTATGCTTCTGGCGGTTCCGTGTCTTCCGCTTCTAAACGTGCTGACGGTATTGCGATTCGCGGAAAGACGAGGGCTTAATCATGACTTATAAATCACCAGACAAAATTGTTTACGACTCCGCTACTGGTTCGTCTTTTAAGGAGGCGTTTGCTGACGCCCGTAAAGAAGGCCAAAAAACCTTTGAGTGGAATGGCAAGAAGTACAACACCAAGTTAAAAGGCGAAGACGAGCCTAAGCAAGGTAAGGTAAAAGAAGACGCTACGATTGAATCTGGCAAGCGTCAGAAGTCTGCGCCTAAAGAAGAGAAAGAAGACAAACGCTCACGTGGCACCGCCGCTGCTCTCGCTGGTGCTGGTGTCGGCCTTGGCGCGATGGCTGCTTTGTCCGGTATGCGGAGGTCTGAACAGAACCGCAAAGACCGCGAGATGTCCAAGAGTAAAGAAGGCCGTAGTATGAAGTCGCCTGTGCGTAACATCAGCCCTGAAGAAGCGGCTTTTGAGAACGAAGGCGGGCGGTATTACAAAAAAGGCGGCAACGTCAGAAAATTTGCTGCTGGTGGCACGACAACCGCCAAGCCAGAACCCAAGAAGGCTCCAATGCCTGATTTTGCTCGTGATGCAAAAGAGAACCGTATGCGCGACCAGCGCGTAAAGAAAGAGCAAGAAGCCTACGACAAGTACGACAAGAACCGCCTGAAAGATCAGGGCGGTTTTAAAAAGGGTGGCGTGACCCGTGGTGATGGCATTGCTACACGTGGCAAGACGAAGGGCAGGATGATTTAATGCCAGCTAAATCTGCCAAGCAGGAAAAGTTTATGCAAGCAGTCGCAAACAACCCAAAGTTTGCAAAGAAGGTCGGCGTCCCTGTAACCGTGGGACAAGAGTTTACTAAATCAGGAGGCGGTATGGCATCGAAGATGAACCCCGGTTTTATGGCAATGATGAAGAAAAAAGCCCCAGCTAAGAAGATGGCTGCTGGCGGTATGACATCGATGGGTAAGGTTAAAACCGCAGCCCCAAGCAAAGACGGTCTGGCTGTCAAAGGTAAGACTAAGGGCAAGCAGATCGTCATGGCTGGCAACAAAGGCATGAAAAAAGGCGGACGGGTCTGCTAATGATGGCCTCTCGCGGTATGGGTGCAATTAACCCTTCCAAGATGCCCGGCGGGAAGAAGAAAGCCCGTCGGGATGACACCGACTTTACGCAGTACAAAGAAGGTGGGAAGGTTAACGCTGCTGGTAATTACACTAAACCCGGTCTTCGCAAGAAGATTGTGTCGCAGGTAAAAGCCGCAGCTACTCATGGCACGGGTGCAGGTCAGTGGTCAGCCCGCAAGGCACAGCTTGTAGCGAAGAAGTACAAAGAAGCTGGCGGGGGCTACAAAGATTGAAAGCGCCACAGAAAAGCTTGAAAGACTGGGGAGACCAGAAATGGACAACCAAAAGTGGAAAGCCATCGTCGAAGACTGGCGAAAGGTACCTGCCAGAAAAAGCAATAAAGTCGTTAAGCCCAGCGGAATACGCAGCAACCACGAAGGCAAAGCGGGCAGGGAAAGCAAAAGGTAAGCAGTTTGTTGCACAGCCCAAGGGCATAGCCAAGAAAACAGCGGGGTTTAGATAATGGCAGACGAGAAAGAAGTTAATCCTGATTCGGCAAAAGAAGTCGCAGGAAAAGCAATTGGCCGTCACGGGCTGGTCTACATTACGATTATTGTGGCTATGGGCGTAGGCGCTTCTGTGGTGCTGGAAGAAGGCAAAATGGCAGCGGTTATGGGTTTGCTTGGCGCGTCTTTGACAGCGTTAATATCCATGCTTAATGGCGTGGCTGGTGCGTCCCAAAAAGAAGAGAAGCCCGAGTTTGAAATTATGAAACAGCTAATTGAGCGGTTGGATCGGATGGCTGACCGTGACCCTATGCAGGTGCATGTCGATGGTGACAAAGTGACTGTTAAAAAGGGCGACAGCGAAATGACTTCTGCGCGGTAACCGGGATATAAAAAATGGCAGTCACAACCTCAGTATCGACGTTCAACCCTACCCTCAACGAGATATTCGAAGAGGCGTTTGAGCGTTGCGGGCAAGAGTTGCGTACCGGATATGACTTCCGTACAGCACGGCGTAGCCTGAATTTCCTGCTGGGTGAATGGGCTAACCGTGGCATTAACCTGTGGACTATCGAGCAGGGATCGATCAACTTAGCCCAAGGGGTGACGACCTATGATTTACCTGTGGATACCGTTGATCTACTGGAACATGTTATTCGCACTGATTCCGGACAAGGCCCTAATCAGACGGATTTGAATATCACCCGGATTTCCGTCTCGACCTACTCGACCATTCCTAACAAGCTGGCGCAGGGTCGTCCGATTCAGGTGTGGGTAAACAGACAAAGCGGTCAGACGACAGACTTGCTGGGTGCTACTCCGGCCTATCCGCAGATTAATGTGTGGCCCGCCCCCGATCAAGGCACGTCTTTGAACCCATACTACGTGTTTTACTACTGGCGCTTGAAGCGTATTTTTGATGCGGGCAACGGCGTGAATGTGCCGGATATTCCGTTCCGCTTCCAGAACTGCCTAGTAGCTGGTCTGGCGTATATGTTATCGATTAAACTACCCAATGCTGATCCTATGAGGACTCAAGCGTTGAAGCTTATGTATGACGAGGCTTGGGATTTGGCTGCTGGGGAAGATCGTGAAAAAGCGGCTGACCGTCTGGTGCCACGGGAAATGTTCTTCTAAATTATGGGCAACAGATTTAGTTCAGCCAAGAACTCGATTGCGGAATGTGACCGCTGCGGGTTTCGCTATAAGCTGAAAGAGTTAAAGAAACTGACGATCAAGACTAAGCAGGTGTCGATCAAAGTTTGCAAGACCTGCTGGGAACCCGACCAGCCGCAGTTGCAGTTGGGTATGTATCCGGTGCAAGACCCACAAGCAGTGCGGGAACCAAGGCCAGATAACAGCTACCAACAAGCAGGTTATACCGGGTTGCAGTTGACGTTGAACACAGACTTTGGTGATCCAACTGGCGGTAGTCGAGTATTTCAGTGGGGCTGGGCACCGATTGGTGGGGCAAGTGGGAGTGACGCGGGGTTAACGCCGAATGCTCTGGCCCCTATCAGTGTAGTGGGTAGTGTAACGATTACATAGGAGCAAATTATGAAGCACGACGATATTAAGAAAGACAAGCCAGTCATGGAAAAGATCGCCAAGAAGGCGGTCAAGGGCCATGAGAAAAAGATGCACGGCATGAAAAAAGGCGGCGTGACCGGCGAAGCCATGCGGAAAATGGGCCGTAATATGGCTCGTGCCATGAATCAGCGTGGTCGATAATGGCTAAATATTCACAAAAGCAGGGCGGCAAAGAAGTAGGCCAAGCTGCTGTTTATGCGGAGCCACATACTATGGACGGTAAAAAAGTTAAAGGTGATTTGCCATATACGGCAGGTGCCAAGGTTATGACCGAGATGAACCCATCAGTTGCGGGTATCTCTAAAGGTAACTACAAAGAGACTAAAACAACTGGTATCAAAATTCGCGGTACTGGCGCTGCTAC